TGTGGATTACAACGGCAAGAAAATTGGATCGGTCCTTCTTTGGCCGGTCGGCACATGGGATTTGAAAACCGAAGTGGCGGCGGCGCTCAGGCTCACGGAAATGGGGCCTGATGCGACCGGCGCCTGGCCGAAGGGCGCGGCACATTTCCCGCAAGCCTTGGACCTTGGGTTTTTCGAACAGATCACCGCTGAAGCCTGCGTTGAAATCGGCAACCGCGCCGGGTTCACCAGGCGGGAATGGCGCAAGGTGCGGCCGCGAAATGAGCAATGGGATATTGCCATTTATGCCCGCGCCTTGGCCCGGCATGAAACCGCAAACCTGACCGATGCACATTGGGAAAGGCTGATCGCTGAGCGGGTTGGAAAGCCCGAAGATGCGCAGGCGGATATGATTGCTCTTTGGCAACCTGATCTTAAAACATTGGCTGGTGCTGAAGCTGCGCCAGAACCGAAACCGCAACCCGCACCGCCGCCCCAAAAAAGCGGCGGCTGGTTCGAAAAACGCGAAAGCTGGATTTGATGGCAACGCAAGCTGACGTGGATGCGCTGGTCGCGGCAATCGCTTCCAACGTAGCCGAGGTGCGCTTTTCTGATGGGCGGTCTGTGAAGTATCGCACCATCGGCGAAATGCGGGATGCGCTTGGCGTTCTGCGCCAGGAAATGACCACGGTGCCCTTCAACCGCACCACCTTGACCAGCTTCAGCAGGGATTGAACGATATGTGGATCGAACGCGCCTTGGCCGGGATTGCACCAGGCTGGGCGCTTTCCCGCATGCGCGCTCGTTTAGCGTTTGATGCGCTGCAAGCTAGCTATGATGGCGCACGGGTTACGCGGCGGACTCGCAACTGGCAGACTAATTTTTCAGATGCGCAGACCGAAGTGGCGGGCGGGCTGAAGGTGCTGCGCAATCGGTCCCGCGATCTGACGCGCAATAATGCCTGGGCGTCGTCCGCACTGGATATGCTGGTCGCTTATCAGATCGGCTATGGCATCACGCCCCGTTCTGACATGAAGGCCGGCGACAATGCGGCCGTGGATAAGCTGTTTGGCGAATGGGCCAGGCGCGCAGATGCTCATGGCATGCTGGATTTTTGGGGCATCCAGGAACAAGCGGCACGCGCCCGCGCCGAATCGGGCGAAGTGCTGATCCAGATGATGCGCCTTTCGCCCGCAGAAGCGCGGCGCCGTGGCATGAAGGTGCCCCTGGTGCTGCAGGTGTTGGAAGCTGATTTGCTTGATGAGGCGTTCAATAGCGACACGCTGAGCAACGGTAACATCATCCGCAGCGGTATTGAATTTGACGCCCAGGCCCGGCCAGTGGCGTATCACCTATTCGAACGTCACCCCGGCGCGCTGTCCGGCATGGGTCAGACCGTTTTCGACCGGCAGCCTGCAAATTCGGCCAGCTTTGCATTTTACGCCAAGCGCCGGCGTGTGCCTGCCGAAAACATCATCCACCTGTTCCGCGCGCAGCGCCCCGGCCAGGTGCGCGGCGTGCCGGTGCCTTCGCCTGTGATCGGCAGATTGCGTGATCTGGATGAATTGGAAGACGCTGCCTTACAGCAAGCCAAAATCCAGGCATGCCTCGCTGCCTTTGTGACCAGCGCGGCACCGCCCGCGGCTGGTCCCCTGGAAGGCAAAGACAGCGCGGGCGATGCGATTAAAAGCTTCAGCCCCGGCATGGTGGAGCGCCTGGCGCCGGGCGAAGAAGTCAGCTTCACGCAGCCTTCCGGTGCGGGCAGCTTTGATGGGCTTTCGCGCCATCAACTTCACGCCATCGCGGCCGCTTATGGCCTGACCTATGATCTGCTGACAGGTGATCTTTCCGGCGCCAATTATTCCAGCCTTCGCGCTGGCCGCATTGCTTTCAAGCGGCGGCTGGAGCAAGATCAATGGTTGATGCTGATACCAGGAATGTGTGACCGGGTATGGCGCGCATGGGTGGAAGCAGCTGTGGCTGCTGAGGTCTTGCCGCCGGATGATAGCGACTATCCGGTTGCCTGGGCGCCGCCGCCCTTCGAATTCATTGACCCGCTGAAGGATGCGCTGGCGACCAAGGCCATGATCCGCATGGGCTTGAAGACATGGGCCCAGGCTGTTTCCGAACAGGGCCATGACCCTGATCGCCAAGCGGATCAAATCGCAGAAGCGAATGAAATGCTCGATTCGCGCGGGATTATCCTTGATGTGGACCCGCGCCGGGCGAACGCGACCGGCGGCGCGCAGGATGCGGCGCAGAATGCCGCCATTGAAATCGCGGCCACTGGCCTGGCTTAAGCAAAGGAACAGATGATGGATATTGAAATGCGCGCGGGCACCGCAGCGCAGCCGATCACGCTTGCGCTGATGGGGGATGTTGGGTTCGAAATCACCGCCCAGAATGTCGCGCTGGCGCTGAAGGGTGTGCCCAAGGGCGCGCCTTTGAACATTTCCATCAATTCCTATGGTGGCGACGCTTTGGCCGGTATCGCTGTGCATAACATCCTGGCCCGGCATGAAGGCCCAAAGCGCGTGGTGATTGAAGGTATCGCGGCCAGTGCCGCCAGCCTTATCGCCATGGCGGGTGATGAAATCATCATGCCGGAAAACGCCTTTATGATGGTTCACGAAGCCTGGGGCGGCGCGCTTGGTGATGCCGAAACCATGCGTCAGCAGGCGGATATGCTTGAGAAAATTAGTGGTGCTTATCGCCGCACCTATGCGGCGCGCAGCGGCCAGACAGAAGAAGCCGTGGCGGCGCTGATGGCGGCGGAAACCTGGTTCACGGCTGAAGACGCGGTGGCCAATGGTTTCGCCACTGAAGCCGCCGCGCCAGCGGAAATTCGCGTCTTCGCATCCCTTTCCCCAGATCGCTACGCCCGCACGCCGGAGGCACTTCGCCGCCTAGTGCAGGCAGCGAAAGCGGCCCCTGTGGCCGAAACCGTTTTCAACCCGCCGGCAATGGTGCCGGTGATTGCAGAGGAGATCGGCATGACCGATACCGTTGCCCAGGCCGGCGGGAATTCCCCGGCCCCATCCGCCGCCCCGGTCCAGGCCGTAGCGGTTCAACCCATCAGCGCCAGCTTGGCCGATCTGGAAGGCATTGCCAGCCGCAATGGCCTGCCTGCCGAATTCGTGCTTGCGCAGGCCAAAGCCGGTGCCACGCGCGAAGCCGCGCTGGAAGCCGCGTTGGAAGCCGTGGCGCAGAAAAGCCCGCAGGCTTACGTGCCTGGCCCGATCAGCCAGTTCATCCATTCCTATGACGACCCGGCGAATGTTGTGGATGCCATGGCGACTGCCATCGCCGCCCGCCACATGCCGGCAGTGGCCAGCAAGGTTGGTGAAGGTCAGTGGCGCAAATTCGCGGGTCTTCGCCCTTCCGATATGCTGATCGAATTGGCGCAGGCGCGTGGTGAGCGTGTCACTTCCCGTGACCGTGAAAAGCTGATCGCCCGCGCTTTCCACACCACTTCTGACTTCCCGTTGCTGCTGTCCAATGCCGGCAACAAAATGCTTGAAGCGGGTTATGCGCTGGCATCCCCTTCCTATCGGACATTCTTTGCCCGTCGCCGCTTCAACGACTTCAAGGCGCATTCCTTCCTTACGGCTGGCGATTTCCCGTCGCTGCAGGCCTTGAGCGAAGGTGGCGAAATCAAGCGCGGCAGTGTCAGTGAAAAGCGCGAACAGATCACGCCGGGCACCTATGCTCGTGGCGTGGCGGTTACGCGCCAGATGCTGGTGAATGATGATCTTGGCGCCTTCACTGACTTCGGCACCATGATTGGCCGCCGCATTGCGGATTGGGAAAACGCCACGGCCTATGGTGTGGTGAATACCGCTTCCGGTGACGGCCCGACGCTGGCCGAAGGCAGCGCGGCGGTGTTCAGCACCGCGGCTGGTCGCGTCAATAAGGCAGGTACCGCCAGCGCGGTGACGGCCGTGGCGCTCGGCCTTGGTTTCAATGCCATCAAGGCGCAGTCCAGCATGGATGGCCTGAAGCTGAACATTCAGCCGCGCTACCTGGTGTGTTCGGTCATTCAGGAATTTGTGGCGGCGCAGTTTGCTTCTTCCACGGTAGTTCCTTCCGGCCCCACCAATGTGAACCCCTTTGCCGGCCGCTTTGAAGTGGTGTCCGATGCCAATCTCCCCAATAACCGCTGGTATCTGTTCGCTGATCCTGTGGCGGCGCCGGTCTATGTGTACGGCTATGTGGGCGACAATGAAGTGCCGCAGGTGCGCGTTGGCCAGCCCATGGGCGTGGATGGCACTGTGGTGGAAGTGGTGCATGACTTCGCTGTTGGCGCCATTGATTTCCGCGGCGGCTTCTTCAACGCGGGCGTTGCGCCGGCATAATCTTCATGGCCCTGGGCGCATGGGGCGCCCGGGGCTTCCCCTTTTTCCTGTGAAGGAGTTTTCGAAATGCGGAATTATGTTCAGGATGGCTATGCCATTGATATTCTGGCGCCTGCCAATGTCACCGCTGGGCAAAGCCTTTTGGTGGGTGATCTTTTCGGCGTGGTGCTGGCCGATGCCGCTTCTGGCGCGCCTGCGGTTATTCAGACCAGTGGCGTTTTCACGCTGCGCAAGGCAACAGGCAGCATTGCTGTGGGTGCCCGCGTTTTCTGGGATGACACGGCAAAGCGCGTCACCACCACGGCCACCAGCAATCGCTGCATCGGCTGGCATGTTGGCACCGCGGCCAATGCGGGCGCCGACAATACTGACATTTTGGTGAAGCTGGGCGGGCCGAACGCCGTCGCGGCCTAATCATGAGCGCCTTTTCCGCCGCAGCCGCCGTGCTGCACGCGGACCAAAACCTATCGGAGCCCGCCACCTATTACGCTGGCGGCTCCGGCCCTGGGGTGGCGCTGCGCGTAATCCGCTCAGCGCCCATCCAGCCTGTCTATGGCCCCGCCGGCGGCATGGGCAATCTACAGGCATCGCTCATGGCGGATATGCTGGTGGCAGATGTGCCCACCCAGCCCGCCGAAGGCGATAGGCTGGTGATCGGCACGGATGATCTGCGCATCAAATCAGCGGAACGTGATGACCTGCAATTGGTCTGGCGCTTGATGCTGGCGGCAGAACCCTGATGCCCACGCCCATTCGTGAAGCAATCCTGGCCGCAGTCGCCACGCGCCTGGCGTCGCAGCTTGCCGGCGTGACAGTGCTGCGCGCGTATCGCGCTGCGTTGGACCCGCGCCATTGCCCTGCCGTGGTTATCACGGGCACCAGCATGGATGCTGACGAAGATATGTCATTCGGGGAAACCCAATGGCGGATCGGCTTTGCCGTCGCGGGATACATCACCGCCGCCACGGATTCGGCGGCAGACCAGGCGATGTCTGATTTGCATGCGCGCGTGGTCGCGGCGCTGCAGGATCATGACCTGGGCTCAGGCTTTGTCCAGTGCAATGTCGGCACCGCGCAGTTCGAACTGTATTCGACTGAAGAATCCGCCAAGCCCGCGGGCGAATTCAACGCCAGCTTTGAAGCCATGGCGATGACGCCAACCAAATCACCATACGCTCCTTGAAAGGATAGCCCATGAGCAACAATCTGGTGGCGCTGCGCAAAGCTGCCGTCGCGGTCAAAATCGAAACCACGCCTGGCGTTGATGCCATTGCTGGCAC